CATCGACCGCCATGTTGGCGATCTCGGTCAACGTCTTGGAGAATGCATCCGCAAACTCCTTCGCCCGGCCCGGCCCGAGCTGCAACACGTCGTTGGCGGCGATAAGCGCGGCATCCAGGCACATCTGGGTGTGCGTTGCCCGCGCCTGCACCACCTGCTGGTAGACCGTGCGCTGTATGTAGGCGGCATATGCGTTCTTAGCCATCCTGCGCCTCCTTCCGTCCATCCAGCAAGCCAATGAGATAAGGCATCGAATCCTTGACCGTCTCATAGTTTGTGCAGTTGGCTGCATCCATGTTGTGGATGTTCCCGATATTCCACATGGCACAGGCAAATTCGTGGGTGCAGTCAGCGCAGGTCTTCAGCGGCTTTGATTTTCGTTTAGCCATCCTGGTCCTCCTCAACTACATGTCCCTTGCATCCCGTCTGGTAGTCAAAATTATCACAGTCGCCCAGCGGTAAAACCCTACGGCCCATAGCAAGCTGCTCGCGCAAAAACGATTTGACCTCGTTTGCGGTCATCAGTGTGCGGCCATCAACTGTGATACACCCCTTGAGGTCTTTTGCGTTGCGGATACCCCCCTCAATATCCAGGCAGCAGTGGATTATTCTCCTAGCCATCCCCGCCACCTCCAAGGGCCTCATCCTTGCTGATCCGCTCAAACTCGATCACCCACACCCACGGGTTGGCCTCCCAGCCATAGAGGTGCAGGTCTGCGGGCTTGATGGTGTTGTCCCAAATCTCTGCAAAACGGTCTATGGCGGTCCGGCGCATTTTTTCTTCCCAGCCCACATTTTTTCCATCTTGATAGTTTGCTCCCCCGGCCTTCGCGCCATCATCGTCAATGTCCTGCAACCGCTCCACCCGCACATCCGTCACCCGAAGGAACAGCCGGGCGGCCTCCCTAGGCATGTGGATGGATGGGCGCCATTTCGGCTCTGCTGCATACCCAGCAGCTTTTGCGCTGCCTCCGTCCGCCTTGTAGATATAATGGTCACACCAGTCTCCATTCCATGTTTCCCGCACCCACAGGATGTCGCCAGGGTGGTATGGCAGCTTCATCATGTGCCCCATATCGCAATCTTCCCATAAAGACCAATCCCAAGCACAACCACGTTTCCGTACAACGGATGTGGCAGGCGGCTGCGGCTTCACCACCCGCCGTGTGACGGTCTTGCGCCCCTCCAATATCGCCCGCACCATTTCGGTGTTAAACAGGATCGGTTTCACAGCTTTCTCCTTCCAGCACTTTCCCGCACATAGGACAAAAATTGATCTTCCTACGACCTTCGCCAGAAGCGAACGAATTAGAGACTACCAACTCCCCATTGTCGATTTCAGCGTAGAAGCCATCTCCCCATACAAGGTCACAGGCTCCACCTGCGCACCAGTCACAGCTCATTGATTACGCCTCCTTCAGGCCGCGCCACTCGAATTGATTGCACCCATAGACGATCGTATTTTTATCGCAAAATTGTTCCTCGTCTTCTGAATTGTTGTGAACGCAACATTCGCACATACTATTATCCGCTATGCATTTCATGTCCTCCCCAGCCGCATCCAGCTCCCGCGTCACGCGCTCCAGCTTGGCTTGTAGCTTTTCCAACGCATCTGCCGCCTCCGTACACGCATCCGCAAAATCCGCATCCAGCTTGTAGGCGACCAGCGATTGGCTGTACGTCCGCAGACGATTAACCAGTGTGTCGATGTGATCCATCATTGTCCTCCTTCAAACATAGTCCATCGGCGGAGCTGGGATCTCTGTACCATCATTTGGTCTCCATAAATGGAGGCAATACTCATAATTGTTGACATACTGGCTCCGAGGTGGGTGATACTGTACGACACACTCCTCCGGGTAGAAGAATATGTCCTTGATTGCGCACATCTCCTCCCAGGTCAGGCAGGTAAGTCTCCGCAGGCTTCCGGGTGATACGCTCACATGATCCCACCCGCCGCCATTGGATGCGATAACGAAAAATGATTTCCCGCCTATATAGACCTTAAAGCAGCCGTTCCCGCCGTTCCCAACAGTTCCGTAACTGAGTATTTCATGGTCTTTCATGCGGTATTTGTCCAGAGTGTGTAAATCTTTCATCGCGATCCCTCCTTGACCACCACATATTTCCGATATCGCCCCTTGAGCGCCTTGCAGATGATGCTGTAGGTCGAGTTTGGCGACCATCCCATCTGCTGCGTGATCTCCACAGCCGTCCCTGTGGCAAGCACCTCGTCCGTTCCGCTGTCGTAGACCGTGTAGTGCACCGTCCGTTTGTGCCGGTGCAGCCCGGCGGCTGGAAGGCCCATCTTTTTGCGCCACCGGAACGCCTGCCCATCCGAGATGCCGATCTCCGCCGCGATCTCCACGTCGGTGAGGCCGCCGCCGCTGAGTTCCCGGATTCGATGGAGCTGTTTGGTGGTGATCATCGTTGGGCCTCCGGCAGTTCCCACATGCAGATGTAGATTCCAGGCACTTGTGCCCAAAACTTTTCTACGACCAAAGACGCAACCTGGGCATCATCCCCCCAAAAGCCCTCCTCCGTCATGCAGTCCATCAGCAGCTTCTGTAGGTTGTCTACGTCGGGCTTTGTGATCCGGTATTCTCCGTCTGCATGCTCTCCACGCGGGAAACACCACTTGACCACTAATGCCACTCCACCTCGCGTGGGGTCTGCTGGTCGGAAGCGGCCAAGGTGTGCCCTCAGTTTGGCCCGGGCCAACTTCACTTCATCCGGCTCGTAGGGAACGGGCTTGCCATTGACCACGCGCCATTTCTTTTCCTGGTGTGTTACGGTGGGAACCTTTTCCATAGGCATGAAAAACTCAATTGGCATTACTTCACCTCGCTAAAGTGTCGTTTTTTGATTTTCCTCACACGTGCGCGTCTGTACTGGGCGGGTGTTCCCTCCCGTGTGTGGGGGCGGCTTATGAGCCCCCACACTTTAAGGGTGGGCACCCGTACAGGGGGCTTGCCCGACTGTTTATCTATACCTTTAGGTATAGAGGTCGCGGGCAGGCACCTGCCCGCCACCTGAAAATCAAGGTGGCGGGAATGATTTTGGGAACGTGCCCGCCACCTGAATTTTTTCAGGTCACGGGAACGTGCCCTGTATTCCCGCGACCTAGGTTCCGGGCAAGCGCGTCATCAGTCATTTTCATCCTCCGGGCATATCTTCATGGTGTTTTTGTCAATGATATACCCGAGCGATTTCAGGGAATTTCTTATAGTTTTTTCGGCTGGCGGAGTCTTTCCCATGGCCTCAGCGTTCTGCTTGATTTCATCGTAAAGCTCTTTCACGGTTGGGTATTCGTCGTTGTGGGAAAAGCGAAAACTTTCGATGGCCATATTATATTGGCTTTGCTTAGAGTCGCGCTGTTTCTCCGCTTTTTTTTTGCGAGCTTCCGCTCCCCGCTTCCAAATTGGCGCGTTCCCTTCCGGGTCGATGTCTGCCAGCGCCCCTGCCTCGTCCTCACGATGGATCGGATATGTAAACCAGAGATTGACCGGCGCAAATTTTGGAAATTCCCGCAGCGTCCCTTCAATGCGCCATGCAGTGTGGGCTTTCGCAGCCTTTCCGGCGGCCTCAGCGGCCTCCTGAAGGGCCCAGTATTGTTTGTCGCACAAGAGGCTCTTGCAGGCTTCCATAGAGCGTGTCTCGCTGCACAGGTCGTCCAAAGATACCTCTTCCAGCTTCCCCGCATTTCTTAATGCAGAGGAGCATGCCGCACAAACCGCATTGTTGATCTCGCGCTTGCGTAGGTCCTCAGACACCTCAAGCTCGATTAAGTCCAGCAACGCGTCCGGGTCACGCGCAAATACGCCGGAGCCGCTGGCACGGTCCATCGACCGCTTTCCGCCTTGAGCACCCTTCGAGTGATGGTGGCAGTAGATCACGGCGCATCCAAGTTCTGTGCAGACCTTATCGAACTGGTTGCAGAAGGCGGCCATCTGGTCAGCGCTGTTTTCGTCGCCGGTAATAACTTTGTAGATAGGGTCGATTACAACGGCGATATATCCTTTTTTAACGGCCCTGCGGATGAGTTTGGGGGCCAGCTTGTCCATCGGGACAGAGCGGCCGCGCAGATTCCAGACATCAATATCTTGTACATGCCGCGGTTCCCACCCAAGAGCCTCGTACACATCCCGGAATCGATGCATGCAGGAAGCGCGGTCCAATTCCAGGTTGACATACAACACGCGTCCCTGTGCACAAGCAAATCCGATCCAGGACCTCCCTTCTGCGATTGAGCAGCACAACTCAATGAGGGCGTAGGATTTTCCCGCCTTTGACGGCCCGGCGATCAGCATTTTATGGCCCTGCCGCAGCACTCCCTCAATGAGTGGTGGTGCCAGATCCGGGAGGTTATCCCAGGCGTCAGCCAGGCTTTCCGGATCCGGCAGGTCATCATTGACGCTCTCGATCCATTCCTTCCATGCCGCCCAGGATGCCTTGCCCAAATTCACGGCCAACAGGTACTGCTTATGCCCGTTGCGCAGCACGCCGGGCATGCGGGACAAACGGGATGGATTCCGGTTCTGCCGGTCAATTTCCAGCCCATTTTTCCGGCATACCTCATAGAGATAATCGACTCGCTTGCGGTACTCATCATAGGTTCCGGCGTCAATACGCACGATAGCGTGGAGGCTTTTCCCTCCGGAGTGTACCAGGCATGCTACCGGCAGCTCCAGTTCGCGGATAATGGCATTTTGCTCCTCGATCGCCATTGAGTCCGATTCCACCAGCGCATAGCGGAACTCCGTCACGTTTTCGTTTTTGCACCCTTGTCCGTCCAGAGGGTTGAAGCGGATCCAGGCTCCCGCGGCTGGATTGTAGTCGCCGATCACCCGTCCAATGTCGCCGTTGCAGCGGCTTATGCCAGCGATCAGCTCTCCCGCAGTACGGTCCCAGTTCCCCTTGGTTGGGAGATACTTTCCGTCCTTTTCCCATGTTTCCGTGACGTATCCGACATTCTCCCCCGCTTCAAACAGGGTCTCAAGGTAAGTAATCAGATCTTCGGCTGGGGACCAGTTATCCGGCTCTGACACCTCCTGGCCCTCCAGCCAATTCCGGTTGATCACCACCAGGTCGCTCCCCGAACCAATGGCGTCCCCCCAGTCCAATTCATGCCCGCTGCCATTGGGCCGCCACCCACGGTCTATAGCCATTTGCACGATCGTTCCGGCTGTTATAGGCGTAGCAGTCCCACGGAAGGAGTTCCACTTCCGGGCACACTCGCCTGGATGGTAGCGCTGCGGATCGCGTCTGCTCCACGCATCCCAATCTTCCGGCCTGTATCCGGCCTCTTTCAGGCCCATTCCAACCCCTACCCAGTCCTGATAATTGAGCGAGGAAGGGTCGATATGCTCCAATGCGTCTCGCAGATCAATGTCTCGTTCCATGCACTACGCTCCTTGATAAGTAGTTGGGTCCACGCTTGCCGGTATCTTCCACCCGTTTGCGGCGATCCGGTCGATTAGATGTCTTGCGTGGTCGAACGACCATGTCCCTACGTGCTGGAATCCACGTCCCTCCAGGAAGCGGATCTGTTTAGGTGTGGTCAGTCCGGCTTCCCGTCGCGTGCTCAAGCGGTCCAGGAGCAGTTTTGCCTTCCCCGCGTTCTCAATTTGATCCGGTAGGATTCCAAGCTTCTCCAACGCGTTCTTTTGGGCGTCGCTGGGCGGTCCCATCTCCCAGCCGAAGGCCGGCACATATCCCGTCAGGTCCTGTGCCTGGATAGACATTTCGAATTGGAGCGGATCTACCAGCCGCTGTTTCCGGCGGCGCATTTCATGGAGCTGTTTCGCCAACGCTTCTTCGCGTTGGGCAACTACGTCCTCGCTGGCCTTCTGCTCGGCCTCTTTAATATCGACGGGGCATCCGGCAGCCTCAATATTCTCGGTCATCTTTCGCGCGACATCCTCGTTCTCGCAGATGAGATTAGCGGGGTGGCACAGTTCATGCCGTTCTGTGTGCCACAGGAAGTCCAGGAGGAGGAGGTGGTCCTTTCCGCGAAACAGCCGGGTCCCACGTCCTACCATCTGGCTGTAGAGGCTGCGCACCTTTGTTGGGCGCAGCAATACGATGCAGTCCACAGACGGGCAGTCCCATCCTTCCGTGAGCAGCATGGAGTTGCAGAGCACGTTATACTTCCCTGCGTCAAAATCCCGAAGGATCTGTGCGCGGTCATCGCTGGTCCCATTGACTTCAGCCGCCTGAAATCCGTGCCGGTTCAGTATGTCGCGGAATTTCTGGCTTGTCTTGACCAGCGGGAGAAACACCACCGTCTTACGGTCAAAACAATACCGCTCCATTTCGTCTGCAATCTGTTCCAGGTATGGATCCAGGGCTGTCCCGAGGTCGCCCGCCTTAAAATCACCGGATTGGACGCCAACGCCTGTCAGGTCCAGCTTCAGAGGGATCGTGAGTGCCTTGATCGGCGATAAAAACCCGTCGCGTATCGCTTTCGGGAGGGAGTATTCGTAGGCCAGGGACTGGAAACACTGTCCCAGGTTACGCATATCGCCCCGGTCGGGCGTGGCCGTCACGCCAAGCACTCTCGCATCGCAAAAATGATTCAGGACACGTTGATATCCATCGGAAAGTACGTGATGCGCCTCGTCCACGACAATCGTCTGAAAATAGTCGTGCGCGAAACGGCTGAGGCGCTTATCACGCATCAGGCTCTGTACGGACCCGACCACCACACGGTACCAGCTCCCAAGGCAGGATTCTTCCGCCTTTTCTGTGGCGCAGCGTAAGCCGGTGGCTTGCGCCAGTTTATCGGCAGCCTGTTCCAGCAGCTCTCCGCGGTGGGCCAGGACCAACACCCGGTCACCGGCCCGCACGCGGTCCTCAATTACCTTGGAGAACACGATGGTCTTTCCGCAGCCCGTGGGTAACACCAACAGCGTGCGGAGGATCCCTGCATCCCACTCCCCAAGGATGGCCGCTTCCGCCTCACGCTGATACGGCCTCAGATCCATCAGAACTTACCTGCCTGATAAGATGTTTGCGCAGCAGAGGCAGCCACAGGAGTGGGTGATGCAGTTGTCGGCGCGGGCGGAACGTAGCTTTCGTCCGGCTCCAGATACTCAAGCACCTCATTGATCGCGCGTTCCTGGCCCTTGTCATCGGTATAGGTGCGGATACCTAATTTCGCAATTCCGGAAGCGCCCGGCACTGCGTTCCAGTTCATGGAAATCCGTTCTCCATGCTTGCGCTGCCCGATGCAGGTAAAGAAGGCGCACAGACGCCATTCCACACTGCTGTGCAGATACAGCTTGTCTTTGATCGTGGCGACGCCTTCCGCCCCTTTGAATTGGAGCGACATTACGGCCATGTTGCAGGGAGGGAGTTTTGCCTTTGCGCTCGGATTATACCGGGCGCGCTCGAAGTTCATAACTGTGAATGGATATACGCCTTCCGGCAGTGTAATGTACTCCTGTCCATCTTTCTCGATCTCACTGTCCCAGTCCAATTCAAAACCCTGATTGTTGATATCGCTCATAAATGAATACTCCTCCCACTTAAAAGGGAAGCGGATGCGCTTCCAAAATCATGCTGTAGACCTGATCCCAGGCCCCGATCAAAACGCCCGTAACAAAATCTTCCGGGTAATCCTCCAGCGGCATGTCCGCCGGGAAATAACCCCTGGCCCCCACGACGGCCTGAACTTCTGCCGCCTCAACGCCCTTTTCCCGCATCAGGTCGTACAGAGGACGCAAATAGGCTGGGAGTGTATTTTGATCTGGATAAACTGGAGATTCCTTTTTGGGCGGCTCCTGGGCAGGCGGTGTCGGAGCGGCGACCGGATTTGAATCTCCTTGTCCTTGCGCCGCATGAGCTGGCCGCCCTCCACATGGGATGTGTGTACGGATTGCATCGAAGTCAAATGGCAATTCTTCGCTTAAGCCATGCCGGTTCTTTGCGTCCCAGCACGGGTGGTGCGTGGTGTACATTACGCGCTTGCCGCCCTGAGCCTTGATCTTTCCATCATCTGTGCGGATGGTGTGCGTCTTATAGTTGGCAAAGAGGACCATATCCGCCCACTCTTTCAGCAGTGGCGCTGTAGTCTTCTGGAGCTTTAGTTCCCAGCGGTCATAGGCTCCCATTTCATCTGGCTGTTCAAATTTTCGCATTTTGGCATGTGCGGTCGCGACCACATTCATACCGTGCTCGATGACCTCTTCCAGGAGGTTCAGCAGCCGTCCGAAGTCTTCTGCGAGATAAATGTATCCTTTGCCATAACCGAAGTCTTCGATGCCGGGCTTTTTTGAGCGGGCACACAAGTCTGTGATACAGAGCTGCTCCGCCCAGTCTGCCGTATCAATGACCAGAGTGGCAAATTCCCCCGGATGGTCTCGGAAGTAGCGTACCTGCTCCATCAGCATGGCCCAGCTCGCCGGTCTTGGCGTCCGGGCCACATCCATGTGTTTGGTGCTCCCTTCCGTATCGATGAAAACCGGTCGGGGGAACCTGGCCGCGAATGTGGACTTTCCGATCCCTTCCGGGCCGTAAATCACAATCTTCAGCGGCGTCATTTGCTTCCCTGTGATAATATCCATTAAAATATCCCTGCTTTCCATGCAGACTGCTCGACCGGCGCATCGGAGCCGGAAGCATATCCGTCCTCAATGATAATGCTGCACTCGCCTCCAGTAGATACCCGTGTTGCAATGCATTGGAGGCCCTCCGATTCCGCCCATGCGCCGAACTCACGCAACGTATCCAGATCCATCTGTTCCAGTTTATCCAACAAAACGAACCCGCACTTGGGATTGATCGTTCGAACGATGGCGGCAGCCACTTTCAGCTGATCGCTTCCGCTCATGTTGTCCCAGCGTTTCCCCTGATAGGTCAACTCGCCATCCTCAACGGACAGCTCCGGGAGCGGAAGCTGCGATCTGTGCAGGAGATCGATCCGTTCATCACGGACCTGCTCGATCTCTGCTGTCAGAGACTCATACTGCCTGCGGTATTCCGCCGCGTCCATTTCTGCCTTATCTTTGTCCAGATTGGCCCGCACCTTCCGATTGACCGTTTCGATATTCTGGATATTGCGTTCCAGTTCTTCCGTGGATTGATCCAGGAGGTCGATGGCGTCCCTTCCGGCTATGTCACAATCGCGGCAAACGGCGTCGTATTTTTCCCGGAGCTCATCCAAGTCGCGCCGCAGGCGCTGTTTTTCAGCTTCAAGCTGCTGTGCCCTGGCGCGCTTACGCTGGTTTTCGCCGTTTTGGGCCAGGATATCCTGCTGCTGCCGGATCAGCTCGCTTACAGACACCAAATCTTTTGGTGCATCCGGGAAATACGCCATCTCCTTTGCATACTTAGCCTTCTGATCTGCGATTTGGCCGATTGCACGGCGCTGATTGTACAGTTCCGTCTCCTGCTGGTCCAGGGCAAACAGCTGATCGCCTACTCCGATCACCTTCAGCAAGGTCTCTGCTTTTTCTTTATTGGTTGCCTGGATGAATTTGGGGAGGTCGAGAGCCAGCTGTTCAATGAACTCGTTCAAAAGCTGCTGTCCGGCGCGGCGGCCATCTGGATCGATAACCTTCAAATCGCTGTTTTTCCCAGATCGCTCTACGACGATCCCATTACTCAATTTGATCTTCAGGTGAGGCGGAACGACGGAACCATCCCTGGCTGCCTGTGACGGGCGGAATTGGTCTCCGCCCAATGCCCATGCGATTGAATCCAGCACCGAAGTCTTCCCCTGATTGTTGCGCCCACCTATGATCGTCAGCCCGTTTTCTGCAGGTTCTACTTTTACCGCGCGGATCCGCTTGACGTTTTCCAGTTCAAGCGTATTGATTTTTACCATGCTTGACTTTTCTCCTTCCATGCCCTACAATAGGCTTGTCTTAGATTTCCTTTGCCGCCCTCCGGTCTGCATGCCGGAGAGCGGCGATTTTTATTGCCAGTTTACAGAGCAACGACAACCGATCCGTTCGAAATTTCGTCGGACAAGCGCTCCTCAAAATATGCCTTGACTGTTTCACGCGCCTTGAGCTTCCACATGCCTCCATCCGCCTCCGTGAACAGGATTCCACGCTCGTTGATACGAATGAGGAACTGCGACGCCGGTTGTTCCACCTCCTGGAAGGTGCGGTAGGGAC